CCATACAATAGCAATGAAGTCAGACAAATATTTCAATGTTACTGGCTGGCAGGACTGCATGAGGTTTATCAGTGGAAAACCCGTATGAGCCACCGAAGGTTGACTCAAGGAGACATGACAGATACAATGAGGATATGTATCGCAGACCAGACAATGAGACTGATTGGGTATCTTTCTTTTGGATAGTTCTATGGTTGTTTATATTCTTTTTTCACAAAGTTTTATTTGAGTTTTTCTATGAGATATTTGTTAGGATGCTGCGGTAGGATTGTCAATACTGACAACAAGCCTATATGGTGCATAAAATGTGGAGAGCATGGTATAAAGGTGACTGAATTTACAGAAGATACATTATTGCCATGTCCATTCTGTGGAGGGCATCCACAAGCAGAGGCTATGGAGACTATAGGTCTTTATTGGTACGAGTGCGATGACTGTGGGGGTGCTAGTGGCTCTGCCGATGATTGGGTAGAGGCCAGAAGGAAATGGAATGAAAGAAAACAATAGTATACATATTCAATGGCTAAATGAAAAAGAGATGTTTGTTGTATGGGATGAAGCAGACATGCCTTTAGGTTACTACAACACAAAGGAAGAAGCTGAGATAGCATTTCAAGAGTATTGCCAAGAGTTATTTAAGGAAGATTAATGGACGCACTTTACGCAGGTCTTACCGCTTGGGCTATAGAAATATCTGTAGCGCTATTTGCATTTTACCTATTATATAGAGAAGAACAGAAGGTATATAAAAGACGTAACAGCAAAACCAACAAGGTCAAACAAGATGGATGAAATAATCTTTGAAGATTACCGTGACCCATTCCGAGCATTCAATATACATATGTCTATTATATGTGACTTAGAACAGGGTGGAAAGAT